AGGCCAAGTGCGAAGACCGCAACCTGTACCCACGATGCGACGGTGCGAGACACGGATGCTGCCGCTTCGGTCATGCCCGCAGCCTACCTGTCATGCCTTCATGTGTCACGCGGACGCAGCAGCAACTTGACCTGCTCTGAGATGGGCATGGGCGCAGCGGTCGATCGTGGTGGCTCTGCGGGCGGCTGCTGCGCCTGTGGTGCTGGTTGTGCCCACTTGCCTTGCGGGCATGTCGCAGCGGGCATCGTGGCCTTGATTGAGAGCGCGGCACGCTTGCGACCGCCGCATCCGCACGCATCGCAAAACCCTATCCCACCGGGATCGGTTTCGCCTGCGATCGAATCCTTGCGCTTCGGGCACGCTTTGCACGCATCGAGACGCGCGGTCAGTGCATCGCCAGCGACTGGCCCGTGGACGATTCGCGACACCTCTGCCTTCAGATATTGCGCTGCGCGTTTCACGATTGGGCTGGAGATGCAAACGCGACCCAACTCACCGAACTGTCGGTCGTATACGACTGCGTGACCTCACACCCGCCCTCGGTGTTGCACGGGTCTGGGCAGTTGTTGCAGATGCTAGTGAGCGTGACTGATGCAGCGACATCGGCCATTGGAACGGTAAGGATCAATGGCGATTGCCCCGGCTGGTAGCGAACAGCACTCGTGAAGTTGGTGTACTGATATTCCATCCCGGGCGATGCTCCTTCATTGAATGGGATAAACAGATACATCCATTTCCATGTCTGATTGACCGTGTACCCGTTCGCTGCGTATGCCTGACTTCGACTGATCGCGCTTGCACCGACCATGCCATCCCACCCATCGTAGATTGCGCCACACCCAAACTGGCAGCATGTAGCGTCGAACCCAAGCAAGTAGTCAGGCTCCGTTGGGATCACCGTGTATGCGGGACACGGGCCATACAGTCCTTCGCAACTGTTCTCGAACCACTCGGTGTTCGGATCAAGCCTTTCGATGTCGCCGAATACGGATGCGTAGTATCGTCTGGCTCCGCACCAGTTCGTGTAGCGAAGCGACAATGATCGCACGATGTCATCGACTGGCGTTGCGGCCGATCCGGTCAGACCGAGCCACGAGTAGTCCTCGATTGGAACGATCGGGCCGAACTCGGTCGCGATCGTCGCCGATCCAAGCAGCGTCTCGCTCACGCCCGTGCCATCAATCGTGCCTCCGAGTTGCCAGAAGTACTTGTGCGAGACAGACGCTGGCACGATCGAGTCGAGATCGTTGCCGACTGCGATGAATCGAAGGCCGGGAGTCGTAGCGTCGCATGCCTGCACATTCTGATACAGCGTGGGCATGTAGTAGATCGCATCATCGACCGCACCCAACTCGGTTGGACGAATCGTGATCTTGGTGAAGGCCAGATACATCGAGCCGAACTCAATCTCCACGCATGCGTCCAACTGCTGCATGGTCATCGACCCGCCCGATACGCCAGTCGGCAGCGTCGCCGTCGCACCCGTGGACTGCCATGTGCAGCCCGTGCGTCCGCTCACCAACTCAAACTGGCCTTCGATGTGAATGGTGATCTCACGCGAGACCGTGCCGCCACCCGTGATTGGAATAGTTCCCGCTGCGGTCTCGATGTCGAGCACAAGGTCGATCGTGCTGCCTTCTTGGAACGGCTTGATGCGTTCACCGTAGCAATGCGCCGCGTCCTCGCACTTCCACGGCAGGTCGGCAAGCACGCATGGGTTCGTGCTGCAGCAGCAGTGCCGATGGACGGTCATGTCGTCAGGTAGCCGAGTTGCGTCGCGGTCTTGATCACGGGCCAGTACTTCACTTTGGCGATTGGGCCTGCGGCGAAGTACTGTTCATAGCCCGGTCGTCCGATCACGAAGCGCGTGGGAGTAAATGTCGCGCTCAACGATGTCGGCCCGGCCGATGTTGCAGACCCATTGAGGTCGACCTTCACCTCGGCCGTCGAGAGGCTTGCATCGAACGACGCAGCGAACCGACTCGCGGTGTTGGCTGTGAAGGTGCGATTGGCTTCCGGTGCTGCGCCCGTGCCTCTTGCCGCTGCGAACAGGCGAGACGCATTCGTGAACACCTCCCATGTGGGCTGGTCTGCCGCGGTCATGAATCCGATGCGCACCGGGTATGAAGCAGAGTTGCTCTGCGTGAAGCGTCCGCTGTAGAAGAGCGTGCCAGCGGTCGTGCTGTACCCGAGCGCACTGATGTCGCTCATGGTCAACTGGTCAGCATTGCGAGTTGCGGTCGCGGTCGTTGTGACGATGTAACTGGACGAGCCATCACCGTCCTCCAACTGCGCACCCCATACCTCGATCGCATCGCCTGATGCCACAACGCGGAAGCCGACTTGCTGCGCGGCGGTCGTTGCGGCAAAGGTGTAGCGCGTCCATGTGCTCGTGATCGCTTGCGTGGTGTAGGTAGAGCCGTTGTTGGTGGTGTACTGGATCGCACCAGTGCCAGTCACGCGGCGCAGCCAGACGCTCAAAGTGCGCTGGGCAGATGATCCAATCGCAGCCGATGCAATGATGGTCGCGTTCGCTGCCGTCGCCGTGAGCCGCAACGCGGTCGCATCATTGCGCGGGCTCAAGTTGTTAGTGCTGGTGCGCGTGAGGTTCGTCGTCGTCCAGTTGTTCTGCGATCCACCTGCTGCTGCGAAGGTCTCGCTGAAGTTCAGGCGATTGGTCGTCTGATGCTCGCACAGAAGCCCAAGTCGCTCCAGCGTCACGGGATCGTGAGTGAACCGCGCCACGCCTGCTGCGGCAGACGCGACGAATCCAAGAGAGTCGATGTATGTGCCCACCGTCGCTCGCGTCAGCGTCAAGCGTGCGTCGAGCGCGTTGGTCGTGAAGTCGAACGCGAGCGTCCAGTCGCCTGCAGATGTGTCACCGTGCAGCACCCACTCGTTGCTGTTGACCTTGGTCACATAGGCGACCGAATACTGACTCTTGAGCGCAGTACCGTTTGCCGCGCGCAGGGTCACGCCGCTCATCGGCCACACTTCGACATCGCCGACGCCTCGCATGATCTGCACTGTGCTGCCGATGCGAATCGGCTGCGCAGCGTCCGTAGGCAGGTAGACGCTGCGCGATCCGTTGGTCGTGAACACGAGACACGCATCGTGCAGGTCTGGCGTGAGCGTCACATCTGTGCTGACATTGGTGACCTGTCGACCATTGACCGCAGCCACATCACCAATCGAATCGCGATAGGCGAACAGCAGGCCATCGAATGTGTTGAGTGCGAGTTCACCGTCCGTGACCTCGCCGCTCGTTGGGTACAAGCCCGATGCTGCACTTCGCTTGAGTTGGATGATGTCGGCCATGTGTCAGACTCCGTATGCGCCGCCGTCGATCGCGTTGACGAATCCCGTGAAGCCAGCAGCACATGAGCCGCCGACCGGGTTGGGATACCAGAATGCGTACTGCATGCGGCCCGTGTCAAGGCGCAGCGTGGTCATTGGGACGACGGTTGTATTCGGCACTCGCACGATGCGGTAGCCTTCACTGCCGCTGATGCTGTCGCTCGCATGCGCATAGCCGTTGCGCAGCGCAGATGTGTTGCCGATCTCGTGCATGTTGATCGCCCATGTCGATGGGCTTGCGGTCGAACCGTTGGTCAGCGACCCACTCAGCGTGCCTTGTCCCGGCGTGGCCGTTGTGACAGTTGATTGGCTGCCCTGCAACACGACCTTCGTCCACGAATACTTCCATAGGTATTCACCAGTGCCCGATCCCTGCAACGCCGATGCGCTGTCGATCTTCGCGAGGAAGATGCCACCTGCGCCGCCGCTGGCTCCGTTTGCTGCGATGACCTTCAACTGCTGGCCGAACTCGCTCACGAACTGCGCCGCGGCAACGATCTGTCGCCACGCATCCGGGTTGAGTGCGCCGATGCCCTTGGTGATCTCTGGCTTGATTGGCATGGTCAGTCAGCGCAGACGGTGTACGAGCCGAGCATGGTGTAGAAGTTGGCCGTATCGAGGAACGGCTGAAACCACTTGACTTCGCGTGCCTGATTCGCGTCCAACTGCACGCGCCCATCAGACTCGCGCGTCGGCACTTGGCGCAGGTGGTAGAACTGATCGCCAACAAAGTCGAACTGCACCTCCCAAGCGCACTTGCCTATGTTGCTGACCTTGACTCCCTTGAAGAGCAACTGACCGACTGCTGCGCCCTCAAGCGTTGTGCTGTTCCGCTTGCCAAGGTTCGACCAGATGTTCGACCACGGCACAGGTGTAGTTGCGTCGTACCTGCGAATGATCTGCACCGTTGTCTGCCAGATGAACTGCGAGACAGGTTCGCCTGCGCTGTCCAACTTTGTTCCAGCGATGTCGCTGCCGCTTGGCGTTCCACCCGCTGGCACAGTTGCGTTGCGCCACACATCGACAAATGTGCCGCCGACATCACTCTGCACATTGACAAAGGTGAACAAACTCTGCTGGGCTCCCCACTCGACCGTGACGGTGTATGCACCCACGCTGTCTTGGATCGCCTGCACGCTTACGGACTGGCAGATCATGTTGATGCCAGAGAACGGATCGGTCTTGATGGTTCCTGTGCTGCCCGGTGTATATCCCGGTGCAGCGGCCGCATCCTCTGCGGATGACTCGCCAGTCACGATGAAGGTCATCGAGCCAGACGGATCAATCTCCGAATACTTGTAACTCTCGTTGGTCAAGTAGTACGCCATCAGTTCAGCACTCCTGCGAAGGCTGCGGTGTTCTGTGCGATCTGCGCGAGGTAGCGGTTCGCTTCGACCATGACGGGCTGCATGCTACCGTCCGTCGCCATCGCGCTTGTGGCTCCTGCTGCGCCTTGGCGTGCAACGGCCGCCGATTCGGTCGCGGTCGCGATGCGAGTCAGCAGGTCGGTCTGCGCAACGGACTCCGACAGCATCTGATCGCCTTGATCGCCAGCGAACTTGAACTGCCCGAAGGCCGTGTCGAATGACTGCACCATCGACTGCGCCTCGTCGGGCTTTGCGTTCGTCAGTGCGAGTTGCGCCTGCAACTGATCGAACTGCTGCAACTGCGCGTCGGTCGCGCCCTTCTCGGCCAACTTCTCTCGCTCGAATGCCACATCGCCGATCTGTGACTTGCGCACTTCGTCCTGCAGGTTCGACAAGGTGCTTGCGATGTCCTCTTGATCCTTCTTGGCCTTCTCGGCTGCTGCGATCGCGCTCTCCATCTCCATCGCCTTCGTCACCGCATCGTCAAGGTCTTTGCCAAGCAGACCAGCAGCCTCTGCCAGTCGCCTGATCTGCTGCTCGCGACTGGTCGTCGCATCGAGCAGCGACTTGTCCAAGCCCTTCATGAAGTCGCCCCACGCCTTCTGACCTTCCGCGAGTTGCGTGCGCTCCTCGATGGCCGCGTTCAGCAACAGCGCATCGTTGATCGCCTTCTGATCTGCACCCGCCTGCTTCAACTTGTAGACCAACTTCTCCTTCTCGGTCATCAGCGCGGTGTCTGCCTGCTGCTGCAGGTCGTCCATGATGCCCTTCACATCCTCCGCGATCTTCTGCTGCTCGTTGAAGAGCGCGATCTTCTCTTGCAGTGCCTGCGCCTCTGCGAGTTGCGCGGGGCTCGCACCGAGTCGCTGCATCTCGCCCAACTTCTTCTGGTCGTCGGTCATGCCCAACTGCGATGCCTCAAGGCGCAGGTCGTCCATCATCTTGCCGAGGTCTTCAAGACGCTTGGTCGCTTCCTTGTTCTCAACCTTCGGGATGATCGGGTTGCTGTCGACCGTTGCCTTTGCATTCGTGTACCCCTTTGCTATTCCCTCGGCCACGGCAATCGTCGCATCTGGCATGAAGGCATCGATGCCTGCGCCCAATGCCTCCATCACATCTCCACCTGCACCCTTCGCCGCCTCCTTGAGTGTGTCCACCGAGCCGGAGACAATCTTTCCAATCTGTCCGCTGATGTCATGCCCAGCACCAATCAGCCACTCCATCGCGTAGACGATTGCTTGCATAACACCGAGAACTGCTGTGAACGCTCCAACCAAGATCGTGACAATCACACCACCGAGGGCTTGGATGATGTTCCACACAACTCGCAGTGCATTCAAGATGAGTGCGATGATGTCATAGATGAAAGCCACTGCTACGGCGATTGCTTGCATCCCGCCGAGCATCCCATTGAAGTCGGTGCTCATCATCTCGCGCAACGAGTCAGCCATGCCCTGCACCGCTGGCCCGAACGCGCTCGCGAACATCATCTTCAGGTTGTCGAAGGCGCGGTACATCGCATCGACTCGATCTGATGTCTGATCCAGTCCAGAGATCATGCTGTCGGGCAACTTCAAAGACGCGGCAATCGTGTTGGCCTCTGCTAGTTCAGTTGCAGTGGCATTGACGGCCGCGGCCATACCAATGCCGCCACGACCGAACAGGTCGCGCAGCGACTTGACCTTGGCTCCTTGAGTACCCAACTGACGCACCTTGCCCAGCACGACCTCAAGTCCCTGTGCTGCGTCCTTGCCTTGCAGTGAGTTGATGTCAATGCCGAGCCGCTTGAACTTGGCGGCAGCATCCTCGCTGCCTTCAAGTGCGTTCTCCAACTCGATCTGCAGTTTCTGCATCGCGCTCTCTGCGGTACCTGCTGGCACGCCGATCATGGCCATCGAGTCGCGCAGACCAGTCAGCGCAGACGAACTGATGCCGAGCGCGATCGCTTGATCATTCAGTTCGCTCGCTTGCTTCGCCATCGCGATGGTCAATCCAATCGCACTTGCCGTGGCTGCGACCATGCCTCCTGCTAGGAACGCGACTCCTGCGCCGCTAGTGATTGCGAGTCGACCGACTTCCTTGACTGCGGACTTCGCGCCATCAAGTTTGCTTTGCAGTCCAGCGACCACGCCTTTGGCTTCACCAAGTTTGGTCTGCAGCCCACTGACCACGCCTTGGCTGGTGTCAGCCGCCTTCTGCAATGCAGCGCGATCAACACCACCATCACGCCCAATCGTGACTCCGCGACTCTCAAGCACAGACTTGGTTCGGCCAGTCTTTGCCGCGACCGCACTCAACTCTTTCTCGACTCGGACGCGCTCGCGAGCCAAAGCAGTCAGCCTTTCAAGTGCAGCGTATTGGCGTTGATTCGCGCCATCGACGGCGACGCTGCTGGCCGACTTCACTACCTGCTCTTGCGCCTTCTTGTATTCGGCTGTCGCTGCTGCGACCCGATCTTTGATTCGTGAAAGCGTGCCTTCAATGTCGCGCTGTTGAAACAGCATCTTGCTGTACTTCGCGCCTGCATTGAGATCGCCTTGTGCCTTCGTCGCTTGGGCTGTGGCTGCAGTCAGTTTTGTCTGCAATGAGGCAACGCGCTCGACGCCTTTGGCTGCCTCCCTCTCGATTGCGGCTACCGCATCCTTTGCGCTGGCCGTTGCGGTCTTCGACTTGCCTGCAACACCCTGTATGGCTTGGAAGACCTTTTCGATCGGGCCGAGGATGCCGCCGAGGCCGGGGATGTTGGACAGCGAACCGCTGATGTCGCTCTTCAGCGACTTCACCAGTGATCGCGCCTTCTGCGTGCCCTTCTCCAGACCTTGCGTCGAGGCACCGATGTTGACGAATAGATTGCCTACTGTCGCCATGTGGTCAGGATAGGTGCGTGGGTTCGCGTTTCATAGCGCGACAGTCATTGCGGCTTGGCTTTGGCGTTGAAGGCTTGCGCGAATGCAAGGAACGCCTCTTGCGCCTCACCGATGTCCTGCTCGGGCTTGGGCATGAACGGCATGAAGTCCTTCGGCTCAAATGGCTTCTTGCCCGGTCGGCGATTCATGTTCGCCTGCAGCGCACACATCAGCCCCGTCTGATAGTCCGAACGCCATGCACCGATCGGCTCGACAGAGTCGAACGCGATCCACTCGGTGAGTTCAGCAGAGTCGATGCGGTCGAGCAGTTCGCCGACCGTGCATCCGAGGGCTAGCGCGAGTCGGAAGTAGAAGCGTCTTGCGCCGCCCCCTCGGAGTTTCCCGCGAGTTCCTCGACATCGTTCGACGACAGGCCGGACAGACGCTGCGCGATGGTGAACAGTTCGTCCAGCACCGATGCGGGCAGATCGCCCACGGCATCAACCTCGGTGTCTGCGAACAGTCGAGCGCCCTTCTCGTCGCACAGTGCGCGGCACAGCAACTTCGCGCGAATGTTCTCGGTGTTGAGCACGCGCGTCTTGCCGCGCTGCTGGAAGCAGGCAGACTCAAATGCGTCGCGCTCGCGCCCAGTCAGGCTGCGGATGTACACGGGTTCAGACAGGTCGGCGACATTGACGCGCTCGATCTTGAGCGAGCCACGCAGTGCAAGCAGGTTCGACTTGAGAGACATGTGGTTCCTTTGGTTGAGGTGAACGATCCAGTCCGCTGGATGCTACCAATGAAAAGGCGGCGGCAGGCCGAAGCCATACCGCCGCCCGTCCGGGGGACTTGTGTTAGGCGACCGAGATCGCGCCGCTGATGCGCAGCGTGTAGGTGGCCGTGACTGCGCCGTCCAGCGCGGCCTCGGTTGAGACCGCCTGCACATACGCGCTGAAGGTGAAGGTCGGGCCACCACCACCAGATGCGCCGAAGCGCAGCACGAAAGAACTCGGGCTGGCGCTGCCTGCGGTGGGGAGATCAGGCAGAGCCGCGGTGTCGACCATGACGGTGACCTCGACCGTGCCGCCATCGCGTGTGCCCATGATGTAGTTCTTGGAGGTGTCGGACAACTGCGTGACATCGATCTCGGCCGTGCTGATGCCGCCGAGATTGATCGCGGTGATGATGCCACTGACCGAGCCCGAGCCAGTTGTGAATGCTGTTCCGGTTGTGCTGATTGCTGCCATGGTGTGTTCCTATTACGAGGTGACGGATGCGACGGTGATCGAACCACTGACTCGGAGCGTGTAGGTCGCCGTGACCTGCGCATCCAAAGCGGCTTCGACAGAGACATTCTGGATGTACGCGCTGAAGGTGAATCGCGGGCAGGCATTGCCGACCGCAGGCGTTCCGAAGGTCAGCGTGTACGCATAGGGCGTTGAGTCACCAGCGGTCGGCAGCGTGAGTGCGGCCGCGCCAGTGTCAACATTCACACCGACTTCGATCGTGCCGCCATCCAGCGTGCCCATCACATAACTCTTTGAGGTATCGCCAATGCCCGTCACATCAATCTCGGCGGTGCTGATGCCGCCGAGGCTGACGCTCGTGACGGCTCCCTTGATCGTGGCCGCATCACTGCCGCCGAAGATCGTTCCGATAGTGCTGATTGCTGCCATGTCAGTTGTCCTCTTGGTACAAGATCGAGTAGATGCTTGAGTGCAGGTAGGCTCCAGTTGCCTCTCCTGCGCTCGGCGGTTGGTAGTTCGTCAGACTCTTGGAGTGTAGAGAGTGCAGAACGCGAATGGAAGTCGCACCAGCACCAGCCGTGCTGTAAGTCCACCCGGCTGCGCCATGCAGGCTGGCGTAGATGACCTCTGCGATCTCGCTGCACTGCTTGGCCGTAGCAGCCACGATCGCCAACTCCACCTCTGCCTTGCGCAGCGTGGTCGCGCTCGCAACCAGCGCACCCGAGGTCTCCTCTTGGGTCAGCGAAACAACGATGCAGGGCAGCGCGCCGTCCTGTGCGCGAGCCTCCGGGTAGATGCGCGCGCCGACCACTCCGCTCACGCCTGCGTTGGCCGCAAGACGAGTAACCACAGCGCGCACGATTGGGTACATGGTCACGCTACGCCCTCCGCTTCGATCTGCTGCTTGACGACCGAGACAAAGGTCGCCTCTGCCTGTGAGCGATTCGACTCAAAGGCGGGGCGCATGAATGGCTTGGCCTCGATCTTGCGCGGTCGCACCTTGAAGCCGAAGACATGCGTGAGCCGGAAGCCGAACTCAAGCAGGTGCGCGAGTGTCGCCTGCAACTTGGCTCCACGCAACACCTTTGGACGCTGCCTTGCAGACTGCCCGTAGAACACGGCGAGCCTGCCGATCGTCTTGTATCGACTGCCCATGCGTCCCTTGACCCGCACCATGATGCGCGAAGCGATTGATCGGCGAACGGTGTTGGTCGGCTCTTGCACACTCAAGGCCAGCACATTCGCCTTGGCTGACTTCATCATGCGCTCAAGGGCAGGCTTGACTGCCTTCTTGAACACCCGCTCCTGCATTCGCGGCGCGATGCCCTTTAGTCGCGTCTCCAACTCCTTGTCACCTGTGATCGATGCAAGGCTTCGGACATTGACTTGGCCGACGCTGACTTTGCGTGCCATTAGGCAATCGACTCCGCGATGATCTTCCACAGAGATGAATCGCCGTATGGGTCGATGATGTCGGTCACATTGAAGTCGCTGCCGCCGTAGGAGATTCTGCTGCGCGTGGTGAGCGTGAACGGCTGCCGAATCACGATGCTCAACTTGCGACGGCGCACCGTTCCGTCCTGCTCTTGATCCTCTGCCATCTGCTGCTCGGTCACTTCACCCCACACGGTCGTGCCCGCTGGGTAGGTCTCGATTGCCTGACCGAAGGCATCCTGCGCCGTGGTCGGAGTCGAGATCGTGACTCGATGGCGCAGAAGCCCGGCTCTCACGGCATCACCTCTCCAACGCGCACAGCATCAAGCAACGCACGCACAGTCAGATTGAGTGAGTTGGTTGACGAGCCGACCACCTCTGCTTCGCGGTTGGCGTACCAGTGGCCCACCAGCAGCAGGATCGCCTGCTTCGCTGCGGTCGGGACGGTCGTGCCTGCGGTGAATGTGACGCGCACCGCGTCCTCAATCGGAAGCGTGATCGGCCACGCCTCTGTCGCGGTGGCGACTGGCTTGCGAATGCGTGCGACCGCCAGCCCAGTCACGAGTCGGAAGTCTGTGCCGGATGTCATCGTCACTGTCGATGCGTCGTCGGCGATGTAGGTGATGGACGAGATCGAAGCGACTGCAGAGCGCGGGATGATGATGTCACCACCTGCCTCCGGGAATCGACTCAACTCAAGTCGCCAACTTGTGCTGATCAGCGTGCAGCCAGTCAGAGCCTCGCAATACTCGCGACCTGCGGTGATCAGCGTGGTCAGCAGCGAGTCTTCAGTTGCTCCATCGACTCGGCAGTGCAACTTCGCCTCGGCCAGCGTGACTGGCTCCGGCGCGGTCGTGCTCAGTCGCGCGAGTCGAGCGTTTGGGTACGGTCGCATGCGGTTGCCTTCTTGGGCTTGAGGACTGCGGTCTCAACGACCTTGACCGCTTCGGCCACCTTGCTCTTGATGAGATCGGCCGCGACCTCGCTCGGCACATCGATGACTTCGCCCTTGCCAGCAAGTTGCGGCACGGGCTGCTTCTGACTGTTGGCGTAGGTCACCAGTGCGGTGTCAAGCATCCTGATCTTCATGCTGTGCTCCTGTTAGTGAAAGGCCCCACCGCAGGATCGCTGCGGTGGGGCCGGGTCTCATTCATCAAGGATCAAGACGGGGCCTTGATCTTCAGGTAGCGGAAGGCATTGAGCACGCTCACATCAGAAGCGTGGCGGCTGAACGCGAAGTAGCCCGTCTGGTTGTACTCAAGGTACGCCTCACGAGCGACCTTGACCGACACGCCTTCGCGCTCACCGATGTGGAAGTAGTCGAAGTTGCCGAACACGCCAACGATTGCACCGTTTGCAAAGGCGTTGCCGCCGTTGCAGCAGTAGATCGGGTAGCCGAACAGACGATCGGGCTCGCCGTCCTGCATGCGACCATCACCCAGCGACCATGCGTAGGGAGCGTAGTTGCCGCCCGCCGCCGTGCCCGCCGTGCCGACCTGCAGCATCGCGCGAATGCGGAAGAACATCGCGTCCGACATCACCCACGCCGCACCTGCGCGATACTGTCGCGGCAGACCCGCAATCACATTGAGCAGATCATTCTGCACCAGAGTCGAGGCAGTAGTGGTCTCGACCGAGGTGATCACGCGATCTGCGGTGAACGAGAAGATGCCCTTCGGGTTGGGCGCAGTGCCGTTGCCCGTGCAGAAGGCGGCTTCTTCCGCCTCGCCCATCGACTTGCCGAACTGACGGGCAAGGATGGACTCGACATTGAACGCAGGACCACGGCTCGGAGCATCGGCAAGCAGTTCGTTGCTCACCTTGGTGAAGCATCGCAGAGTGCGCGGGGTCAGCACCAACTGATCGAAGGTGCCGGAGTTCTCGCTCAACTGACTGGCTTCGGTCTTGTAGGTCGCGCTGGGGTAGGCGTTCTCAAAGACCACTTCGGTCTCAAAGGTGCCGAGCGGGATCACATTCGCGATCTGGCGCATCACATTGGCCTGCAGACGCTTCTCGATCAGCGTGGTCAGGAACTCGGTGGCGGGCAGATAGCCGCCGCTCGCGTCCGTGCCCTCGCTCAGTGCGCGCTGCTCGTCAGGACGCAGATCGTTCACACCAACGCGCAGGTAGCGACCGAAGGCGCTGCGGTACTCGTCGCTGTCCACGAACTTGCGCAGAGCGTTGCCACGCTTGCCCTCGGTGCGATCCTTGCTGACTGCGTCAGCGCGACGATCCATCGTCTTCGTCGCCAGAGCCTGCGCATCGAGGAAGCGGTAGTGCTGATCGCGCATGGTGATCAGTTCGCTCAGTCGAGCGTTCATCGAGTTGTACTGCGCTTCCTTCTCTCCGGTCATGGGCTGTCCGGCTTCGGACATGCCATCGACCATCGACTTCATCATCTCGTAGACCTTGCCGATCTCGTCGGTGATCTCACGGATGCTCATCTTCTTCGTCTCGCCAGTGCTGTCCATCTTCATGCTCCTTGGGGTGTTGAATCAGGCTCCGGGCGACACGAGTGCCCAACCTGCAGTTGCTTCCATGAACGATCCGGCTGCGCGATACGCCGCGTGGATCACGGTCTGATTGTTGCTCATTAGCGACTCGCTGTCCAGTTTGACTGTCAGTGGCTGATCGAAGTGCAGCCACGCGGTCAGATCGACGAGCATTGCCCACGCACCGTTCGCCTCATTGTGAACAGCAGCCATGCCAGTCGATGTATGAATCGGGCAGCCGAGGTACGCGGTGTGCCACATGTCATTCGTTGGAGATGCAGCAGTCAGGCCTGATCGCTTCTCAAGTTTGACTGGCGATGAAAGTTCCATCTCACCACCGCCACCTTCTTCAGCAGGCGCACCGACTGCCCAGTCAGGCGTTCCTCCCTCACCTGGAGATGTGATCTCACCCGAGTTGTATGCGCCGCTGAACTGCCCGATGGCGTTGCTCAACGCAGCAGACGGCGTGTTGGTCTCTCCGATCAAGCGGCGATAGAGGTAGTCCTCTTGACGCACGCCGAGCGTGGACAGCGTGTTGCGACCTTCCTGCGTTCCCCAGTTCTCCGCGCCGCTCGGTGAGAAAATCCAGCATGCGCGCTGACGATAGGTGTTGCTCAAGTTGGCCCAGCACTTGAAGCCACTGTGGTCGCTGATGCCAGTAGTCGCACCAGTGCCGATCTTGCCGATGTCGAAGTGATCGGCTTCGGTGTAGCGGCTGGCGCTGACAAGCGCAGTGCGGATGTCCGTCACGATCTTCGCCGCGACGGTCTCTGCGATCTGTCCTGCGAGACGCTGCGCGATGAACGGATACACGGCCGAGTCGGCCAGCAGTTCGTTGCTCACGGTGATGCGAGCGCGATAGGTCGCGAGATCACTGCTCTTGAGACCAAAGGTCGGATCGAATGCGCTGGTGCTGGTCGTCGCTGCTTCAGCCGCAGTCGCAATCGTGCCCGTCGTCGCGGTCGTCGCATACGGGTAGATCATGCCGCGAGGGCCAGTCGCTCGCGAGATGTAAGACATCGGGAAGGTATCGTAGAGACGCAGCCACGCCATCTCTGCGATGGCGCGTGGTGCGAGTTGCCCGTTGCCGTTGTTAGACAGTGCCATTGGTGCGTCCCTTCAGATTCGCCAGCGGCGGCACCACGAGGAACCGCCGCAGCGTGATTGCGTTCTGCTTTGCCGTCTGCTGCATCAGAAGCCTCTCTGCGCGCTGCTTCGATCGCGTGGCGATTCGTGCAGTCGGGTTCGCAGGGAAGGCGACGATGCTGACCTCGTGCAGTTCAAGGTCGCGAATCTCGCGGTGCATGCGCCCATCGCGCAGTTCGAT